CCCGATCTGGGCATTTCCCCTCCGCAGGGGATGGAATGGTTCTCAACTGTAAACGGTTGGTGCGCAAAAGCGGTTGACAACCTCGCCGATCGTCTCCAGTTCGACGGCTTCGACAATGACAACTTCAACTTTCAGGAAATGTTCGACCAGAACAACCCTGACATCTTCTATGACGATGCCATGCTCTCCGCTCTGATCAGTTCCTGCTCTTTCGTACTGGTTACGAAAGGAGCAGAGACGCAGGTCGGAAAGAGGATCCGTTTCCAGGTCATTGATGGTGGTAATGCTACAGGAGTTATCGACGATTACACGAAGCTCCTGACCGAAGGCTATGCCGTTCTCGACCGTGATGACAACATGACTCCGACGCGCTGGGCGTATTGCACGCCCGGAAGGACGGAGATCTACGAAGCAGGTCAAACGGATCCGATCGCGGTGGAGACATTCAAGTCAAACTATTGCGCACTTGTCCCGATCATATACAAGCCCGATGCCAAGAGACAGTTTGGCCACTCAAGAATCTCAAGAGCGTGCATGGACTACGCGAAGTCAGCCATGAGAACGGTCAAGAGGTCGGAGATCGCTGCGGAGTTCTATTCGTTCCCGCAGAAGTACGCGACAGGACTGTCGGAAGATGCGGAACTGCTCAACTCATGGCAGGCAACGATGAGCGCCATGCTCACGTTCACGAAGGACGAGGATGGAGACGGGCCGACACTGGGACAGTTCCAGGCTGCGAGCTTCACTCCGCATCTCGAACAGCTCAAGGCGATCGCTTCCATGTTCGCAGGAGAGACGGGACTCACGCTTGATGACCTCGGCTTTTCCACAACGAACCCGTCAAGCGCGGAAGCGATCAAGGCAGGTCACGAGACATTGAGACTGATGGCCACCAAAGCACAGAGGTGCTTCGGTGTCGGTTTCAAGAATGTCGGGTACATGGGTGCGTGCATCCGTGACGATCAGGCATACCTGAGAGAGGAAGTCTTCAACACGAAGGTGCTCTGGAAACCGACATTTGAACCGGATGCTGCGATGCTCTCGGCAATAGGTGACGGAGTTCTCAAACTGAATCAGGCTATGGAGAACGGCGGAACGTTCATAGATGCCGAAAGAATGAGACGTATAACAGGAATTGAGTGATATGGCACTTAAATACGAAGACATCAAACAGGAGTACATCGACACGGTCAACAACGACAAGACATGTCAGAGACTCTACAAGCAGATCAGAAGTGGCGATGCCTCGTATAAGACAGGCTCACAGCTTGCAGCCAGGATCGGAGAGGATCTGGGAAAGGTCCTCAAGAAGTACGCTCCGCAGACCACGGTCTACGAGTGGGACCTTGACGATCTTCTCCCGAAGTCGCTCGGCCTCGATCATTCGATGGTCGCTGAAGCGTGCAACCAGATCCAGACGAAGATGAACAAGGACGCGGGCCTCGGCATTAAACCGAAGCAGCCGCGCTTCGACTGGGATCGTGTCCAGGGCATGATCACGGAGCTGAAGGACCATGCGGACACCTTTTCCGATATAGAAAAATCATTCTGGGACCAGCTCGCCAACTTCTCACAGAACATCGTTGACGAGTCGATCAGGGAGAACGCCAACCTCATGTTCAACTCTGGCATCAGGACACTGGTGGTCAGACAGCCCGAGGCGGGCGCGTGCAAATGGTGTGAAGCCCAGGCAGGTTCCTATGACTACAACGAAGTCAGGGACACGGGCAACGACGTATGGAGACGGCATGAAAACTGCCGCTGCACCATAGATTTTGTAACGGAAAGGAACTCGAGCCTTTATACGGAACGAGTCAACAACTTCAAAACGTGAGGTGATTACCATGCCAGGACATTCACGGGACAAACCAAAGGAGGAACAGAAAAACAATGAGTAGGGTGGGAAATCAACTCCCTACCCTTTCAGTGATATTGCCGTATGAGAAGTCACACGGTGATGAAGCAGTCCAGCTCTACAACATGAGCGGAAACACCTGCCAGGAATGGCAGGCGTTGATGCTGAATGACATTATGGCCGTCAACGATGACGGACTTTGGATCCATACCAAGTTCGGTTACTCGGTTCCGCGCCGTAATGGAAAAACGGAAATCTTAACCCAGCGCGAAATGTGGGGCTTATTTGCGGGAGAACATATTCTCCACACGGCTCACTTAACCGACACGGCGCACACCGCATGGGAAAGACTGAAGGCAAGGCTCGAGTGCATCGGCATCGCGATCAGGACATACAAAGGTTATGGCCGAGAGCGCATCGAGATACCCGAGACAGGCGGTCTCATAGACTTCCGAACAAGGACCAGCTCCGGCGCGCTCGGTCAAGGCTATGACCTGTTGATCATAGACGAGGCGCAGGAGTACACGCAGGCGCAGCAGACCGCACTCAACTACGTCGTATCTTCATCGAGGAATCCGCAGACGTTGATGTGTGGTACGCCTCCGACAGCGGTCAGCAACGGCTCGGTCTTCCGCGATTATCGTGACAAGACCTTGCAGGGCGACACGATCAACGGCGGATGGGCGGAATGGTCCGTTGACCACAAGACAGACGTGCATGACAAGGAAGCATGGTATCAGACGAGCCCGTCTCTCGGCACCATCCTCACGGAGAGGATAGTCAGAGACGAGATCAACGGCGATGACCTCGACTTCAACATCCAGCGCCTCGGCTTGTGGATCCGATATAATCAGCAGTCCGCGATCAGCGCCCCCGAGTGGGACGCGCTCAAAGTGGAGACACTTCCCAAGTTCAAGCCAGGCATTTATGCGGGCGTGAAGTTCGGGAAGGACGGACAGAACACCTGCTTGTGCATAGCGCTCAAGACGGAAGACGGTCGGGTATTCGTTGAGGGTATTGACTGTCGGAACCAGAGAGACGGCAACGAGTGGGTGATCAACTTCCTGATCAAGTGCAAGGTCAAGGCGGTCTTGGTAGACGGTGCTTCCGGGCTCGAGACATTCCTGCGGGAGTGCAAAGAGCAAAAGCTCAAGAACGTCAAGTCTGCAACGGTCAAGGAAGTGGTTCAGGCTTCATCAGACTTTGAAACTGCCATAGCTAACAAGACGCTTTGCCACAACGGGCAACCTGCCCTGCGGCAGAGCGTTTCTAATTGCAAGCATAGAGCGATCGGCTCTGGTGGCGGTTACGGCTATCAGACTCTCGACGATGACATTGAAGTCGCGTTGATAGAGTCTGCTGTTTTGGCAACTCACGCGTGCATGATGGCCAAAGAGACCAAAAAGCAACGCGTCGGTTACTAATAAATCTACGTTACCGAACGGGAAATCGGGAGAAAGGACAAAACCATGTCAGAAGAAAACAAGGAAGGCTTCAAGCCTATCGAAACTCAGGAAGAACTGGACAACATCATCAAAGATCGCCTGAAGCGCGAGCGTGAGACCACGCAGAAACGCTTTGAAGGTTGGGTGTCACCCGACGATCATCAGAAAGCACTTGACGCGGCTAACAAGGCCTTTGATGACTTCAAGAAGGCTCACGAGAGTGACGAGCAGACTATTGCAGACCTCACAGCAAAAACAAAGGCCTACGAGACGGCCTCATTAAAGTCTCGGATAGCTCACGAGGTCGGTCTTTCCTATGAGTGGATAGACAGGATCAGCGGAGAAGACGAGCAGTCCATCCGTTCCGATGCTGAATCCCTCAAAAAGCTCGTGGGAGCTGGCGCGCAGCCAATACCCACAAAAAACACAGAAGCAGGCGAGAACTATGACAAGAGCTCCGCAGCTCTTCGTTCCGTTCTCAACGGCATAAAAAACCACTAATTACAAAGGAGAAAATGAAAAAATGGCTTACACATCAACATCATTCCCTCACGAACTGGTTAAGGAAGTATTCGTAGGCGCTAAGGGCAAGTCTTCTATCGCTAAGCTCAGCGGCCAGACACCTATCGCTTTCAGCGGCACAGACGTTATGGTCTTCACAATGTCCGGAGAGGTCAACCTCGTTGCAGAGGGCGGCAAGAAGGCTGTACACGATGGTGGCAACGACACAGTCAAGATGGTTCCTCTCAAGATCGAGTACGGTCAGAGAGTTTCTGACGAGTTCCTCCGTTGCTCCGAAGAGAAGCAGCTCGACTACATTAACGCTTTCAAGGAAGGCTTCGCTGGCAAGATCGCTCGCGGTCTCGACATCATGGTTATGCACGGCACCAACCCTAAGACAGGCGCTGCTGCTACAACTCTGATCGGCACCAACTCTTTCGACACCAACACAGATGTCACAGCTATCACATACGATGCTTCTGACGTTGACGGCAACGTTTCTGATGCTATCGCAGCTATCGGCGACTATGACTTCAACGGTTTTGCTATGTCCAAGAGCTTCGGCGCTCTCATGGCAAAGGTTGAGACAGGCAACGGTGCTCTCAAGTATCCTGAGCTCGGATGGGGAGCTTCTCCCGCTGCTATCAACGGCGTACCCGTTGACGTAAACAGCACAGTATCCGCTGTTGCTACTGAGCACGGCTACATCGGCGACTTCCAGAACGCTTTCAAGTGGGGCTATGCCGACACGATCAACTTCGAGGTTATCGAGTACGGTGATCCTGACAACTCTGGCAACGATCTCAAGGGCTACAACCAGGTCTACCTCAGAGCTGAGGCATGGATCGGCTGGGCTATCCTTGATGGCGCTGCATTTGCTCGTATCGAGGGCTGATGAAGTATCGCAACGTTAAGACGGGCGCGGTCATTGACGTAAAGTCCGAAATATCGGGCGGCAACTGGGAAAGAATAGACGGCAAGGCTCCTGCAAAGGAGCCTTCCGTTTCTTCCGCTCCCGAAGCAGAAGAGGTCAAGCCCGTCAAGAAGACGAGAAAGACCACAACGAAGAAGACAACGAAGTAATGAGGGCAACAACATGTCAGACTATGCAACTATTCAAGACATAACTGACCTGAAGAGACCGCTCGATCTCCAGGAACAGGAGAGGGCAAGGAATCTCATCCCCGTGATTAGCAGTCTGATCAGAGTAAAAGGCAAGAGTGTCGGCAAGGACATTGACCAGATGGTCACTGCCGATCCCGATTATGCCAACGTCGTCAAGGCAGTCGTCTGTGACGTGGTAATGAGGGAGATCAACACTCCCGGAACGATGCTTCCCGCCACTTCTTACAGTGAGGGCGCAGGTTCCGTGAACCAGTCCTACTCGCTCCCGAACTCAAGCGGAGCGATCAAGCTCTGGCCGTCTGATGAGAAGGCACTGGGACTGAGAAAGCAGTTCCTCGGCGCGATCGACATGAGGACAAGGCCAGGGAGGACATACTAATGCTTCCTTCGTTTTGTAATCAGGTGATCACGCGGATCAGACCGGGCACGACCGAGTCAAGGGGCTCGACGATCTTCGACTGGACGAACGTCAACGAGATGGACATAGGCGGATGCTCAATGCAGCCTGCCTCAACGTCTCTCACGGAAGACGGGCGTGTTCTTGGCATATCTGACCTTTACACGCTCTTTGCTCCGCCCGATGCAGACATCGAGGCGGGAGATCGCATCAGGTTCAACGGCAAGGTCTTCGAGGTCGCGGGCGAAGTCAGAGTCCAGCCTTCCGCAACAGGAAGACTTGACCACATTCAGGTTACTTTGAGGCGCTATCATGGCTAAAGGAATCGCGAAGATAGAATTTATTAGTGACGGCTTTGCGGCCATTCTCCAGACAGAAGGCACACAGACAGTCGTGTCCGAAGTCACGGAGGACATCAAGCAAAACTGCGTGGCGAACTACGCTGCGATCTCTCCTGAAGGAGCGGACACGGACGTATTCAACACGGAAGTGAAGCAGGCCACCGCCGCACAGTATAAGGGCCGTTATGTCGGCTTTGTTTCTACTTCAGATCCTTATGCCGTCCTCGGAGAGACAGAAGACAAGATAATGACGAGGGCACTTTCATGATCATATTGAGACCAGTGGACATCGAAGATCAGATCCGACTGGCTTTGAAGGACTATCTGACGGTCTATGTCAGACCGCTTCCGGATAACTTCACCACACCGTGCATCCTGGTCACGGCAACGGGCGGTTCTTCCGAGAATACCATTGACACCTTCACGGTGGTGCTCGATGCCAGAGCCAAGACCGATGCGGAAGCCTTCAGCCTCATAAGAACGGCACAGGGCCTTCTTGAGGCGCAGGCGGGAAATCAGTTCGGCGCTCTTCGTAATGTATCAACAAACAGTCTTGCACGCTGGGGGAACGATCCGGCGCGTCCTGACTTAAAACTTTGTACTCTGACCGTCCTGGTCACAGCGCACAGAGAATCGTTCAATACAAACTAAAGGAGTAATGCTTATGGCAAGCAACAATGTAAATCTTGGTATAGGTATGGCATCGGCAACGGGTATGTTCTTCACAGCTCCCGCTGGCACAGCACTTCCTACTTCACCGTTCGACACTCTCGCTGCTGACTGGACGAAAGTAGGAGACATCACATCCGATGGTATTACCTGGGCAACAGGCAAGGACTCCGAGCCCCTCCGCAACTGGGCAAAGGAGACAGTCAGACTCGCTTCCTCTGATGAGGGCGGCACAGTCACGGCTCCCATCATGGACACAACAGAGGACACTCTCAAGGCTATCTTCGGCTCAAGCAACGTCACAGTTGCACCTGCCGATTCTTCACACGGCAAGATCGTTTCTGTCACTGTTGAGCCCGGTGTTTCTTCTGCACCTGCTGCTTTCCTCTTCCTCATGAAGGATGGAGAAGACGGAATCCTCGTAGGAACAGAGAACGGAATGATCACCGAAGTCGGCGACATCACATTCGCACCCACAGAGGCGATCGTCTGGGAAGCTACCATCGAGGCTGCTTCATGGACCATCACTAAGGATGACGGTCAGACGCTTTGATGAGTGAAAGGAGTTCTAACCATGCCTAAGAACATTAACTTAAATCAGAAGACCGAAGTCCTCGTGGTAAATATCGGGGACAAGACCTACAAGCTCCCGCTCGTCACGTCACTGCCTTACAAGAAGGTCAAGGCACTGATCAAGCTCTCCAAGAAGGAGGACGAGTTTGAACAGCTCGACGCTTTCGTTGACTTCTTCAAGGAATACATTCCCGAAGACGTCATCGAAGATCTTCCTGTTTCGGCATTGAATCAGCTCGCATCAGCCTGGTCAGGAGCGAGTGAGAAGGAGAGCGGACAAGAACTGGGGGAATCATAAGCCTCGCGCAGCTCATTGATGAGCATACCGAGGCGTTAAACTTCGACCTTCTGACAAAGACCAGTTACACTTTGGACGATGTTGGGGGCGCTCTTTCGTGGAGCGCCCTCAATTCGTTTGTGCGGAATCTGGACTCAGGATCCGCTCTCGCCCGTGACTTAGGCAAGTCGACAGGGTGGGAAAACACGCTCATGACTAATCAGATCCTGGCGGACATATACGACCTTCTTCAGGTCATCGCCATTATGCTGAGCGGAAAGAAGAAACAGATAAAACCCTACCCGAGACCGGGAAGGGAAAAGGACAGAAAGATCGGGAAGGGTGCCGTGAAGGTGACCGAACTCGAGAAATGGTTCAAGGAGAAGAGAAATGGCAGACGGTAAGCATATCGAGGTCGCGAAGGCCTATGTCACCATCGTGCCCTCACTGGAAGGCTCACAGAAGACCATAGCGACCGAAATGGGCGCAGCGGTCGAGCCTGCCGCAAAACAAGCGGGAGAGAAAGGTGGCAAGAGCTTAGGCGAAAACCTCGCAAAAGGTCTCAAGACCACAACAGCCGTGATCGGCGCTGCTATGGCGGCGGCTACCGCAGGAGTGGTGGCGACAGGCAAGGCTTTCATCAACGCGGCCAACGATGTTGCATCTTACGGCGACAATATCGACAAGATGAGCCAGAAGATGGGAATCTCCGCGCAGGGCTATCAGGAGTGGGACTTCATAATGAAGCACGCAGGTGCTTCCATTGACTCGCTCAAGGGCACCATGAAGACTCTGGCTAACGCAGCAGTGAGCGGATCCGATGCGTTCAAACAGCTCGGCATCTCACAGCAGGATATTGCCAACATGAGCCAGGAAGAGCTGTTTAACAAGACCATCTCGGCTCTCCAAAACGTTCAAGACGAAACTACAAGGACCGCGCTGGCAAGCAAGGTCCTCGGCAAGGGCGCAACGGAACTCGGTGCGCTCTTCAATATGTCCTCCGAAGAGACGGAAGGCCTGCGTCAGCAGGTCCACGATCTCGGCGGAGTTATGTCCGATGATGCGGTCAAGGCGGCTGCAACGTATCAGGACTCAATGCAGAATATGCAGACATCCCTGACGGGCATCAAGAATAACCTGATGGGACAGTTCCTTCCGGGAATGTCCTCGGTCATGCAGGGACTGTCAAAGGTGTTCAGTGGTGATAAGAGCGGAATGGGCGCGATCACAACGGGGATCCAGTCCGTCATTCAGAACATCACTGCGATGGCACCTCAGTTCATAACGATAATCAGCACGATCGTGAACAGTCTGATTACTGCGTTCGGTCCGATGCTGCCTCAGCTCGTTTCTGCACTGTTCGGCTTCATCACGCAGGTGCTGACCACGTTCACCACAATGATCCCTCAGCTCACGCCCGTCATCACAATGGGACTTCAGGGCATAGCGCAGGCGCTTCTGACTTGCCTGCCCGTTCTCATCCAGGGCTTGATGGGAGTCATTACGGGAATCGTCACATGGCTGTCCTCCGGAGACAACGTCAAGACGTTTGTTGACGGAATACTCCAGCTCGTTTCCACGCTCGCAGAAGGCTTCGCTGACATGCTCCCGATCCTGTTGCCTGCGATAGTCAACATCATCGGCCAGATAGCGCAGAGCCTCACAGACCCGAAGAACGTCAAGATGATCGTTCAGTCCGTGCTCTACATCGTCGGAGCGGTGGTCATGGCACTCGTCAAGGCACTTCCCGAGATAGGCGGAGTGATCGTCAAGCTCGGAGTCAACATTCTCGGACTGTTGAGAGACCTCGGCAGTTCCATCCTGGCAAAGATCGGGCCGTGGTTCACAGAGACCATCGGCAAGATCGGCACGTTCGTTGCAAACGTCATCGGAAAAATCGCGGCGCTTCCTGGCAAGGTCATCGAGATCGGAAAAAATCTCGTGTCTGGCTTATGGAAAGGTATCTCTGAAAAACTCAACTGGCTCAAAGACCGCATCGACTCGTTCGGCAAGGGCATCATCAATAAAGTTCGTTCCGTATTTCAGGTGCACAGCCCTTCTGTCATCTTCCAAAAGATCGGTTCGTTCCTGGCTGAAGGTCTTGGCCTCGGTTGGGCTGACTCGCTCGTTGATGTCCAGTCTGACATGGCGAAGTCCATGACCGGACTGACGGGCAATATGACCGCCACAGTGACCGCTAACGGCTCGGCAAGCGCTCTGGCAGGTAATTCCACTAATTACAACGGAAGCCCCGTCACGATCAACGTATACGCGTCAGAGGGACAGGACGTGAACAGTCTGGCGAATGTCATAGCGGACAAGCTCGAAGCTATGACCGCAAGAAAGAAGGTAGTCTATGCCTAAACTTTTCAATTTTGGTACTAACAAGCAGGGCTTGATAGTATACGGTGGCGAGTCCTCCGCTGACTATGGCATGGTGGTCAGCGAGGCTCCTGCCTATAAGAGACCGACAAGGAAACAGACCGTCTACACCGTGCCAGGAAGAAACGGCTCGATCGTGTTCCAGGAAGATGCCTGGGAAGACGTGCCGAGAACCTACAACATGTGGGCGGCAGCAGGCATTGACACACTCGTGGACAAGCTCGATGCGTTCATGGCAGTCCTCAATTCGACAAACGGCTACACAAGGCTCGAGGACAACTTCGAGCCTGACGTGTTCCGTCTGGCTTACTACTCGGGCGGAGAAGAGTTCGCCAACCACATGACGCAGTACGGTGATGGAGTGCTCACGTTCACATGCAGAGCCGAGAAGTTCTACAAGAACGGAGAGATCCCGATCGCAGTGGTGAACAGTGACGTCCTCGTCAACACTACGAGATTCACGGCAAAGCCTCTCATCCATATCGAAGGAAGCGGAACGGTCACGGTGCAGATAGGCGGAAACACCATCAGCGCCAGCGTGACCGACTATATCAATATCGACTGCGAGAGTATGAACGCATACAGGCTCGCATCGGAGAACAAGAACTCTGCCATCAGCGGAGACTTCCCGAAGATCCTGCCCGGTTCCAACACGATCGGCATCACGGGAACGACCACACTGGTCACAGTAGTTCCGAGGTATTTTACGATCTAAAGGAGCAAAACCATGCTGCCTATTCTTTATTCAACAATTACAGAAGGCACCGTACCGTCAAGCTACGGTGTGGGTGTCCTGTCTGACTGCCTGTCCTGCTCCGTCAAGGAGGCCAGAAACGGCGAATACGAGCTGGCGATGGAGTATGCGGCGGAAGGTGCACACGCTTCCGCCATCGCTCCCAACGCGATCATCAAGGCAAAACCGAACTTCACAGACGATCCTCAGCTCTTTCGCATCTACAAGGTGGGGAAGACCATCAACGGCCATTTCACTGTCAATGCACAGCATATCTCGTATGACCTGAGCGGAAAGGTCATCACGAGCGGAACGGCAGGCTCATGCACGGCTGCATGTGCGCTCCTGACCGCTCAGGCTGGGAACTTCACGATCACCACAGACAAGACGGTCGCAGCGGACTTCAACATTGATGTTCCGTCTTCGGTCCGTTCGTGGTTCGGAGGGAAGAGCGGATCCATTCTTGACGTTTACGGCCCTGGCGAGTGGAAGTATGACAACTTCTCTGCCGAGTTCATGGCATCCAGAGGTCAGGACAGAGGCGTGACGATCAGGTACGGCAAGAACCTCACAGAACTCTCCCAGACGCTCGACATGAGCAACCTTGTCAGCTCGGTCATTCCTTACTACAAGGACAATGACGGCAACGTGACAACGGGCGCGGCGGTGTCTACGGGACTTGTGGGCATAACGAAAGAGGTCGCGGTCGACTTCTCGTCTTCCGTAGATCCAGAGAGCGCCACACCGATCACCACACAACTTGCTTCACTGGCTGCTTCGTATGTGGCTAACAACAACCTCACGCAGATCAAGGACAGCATCACGCTCGACTTCGTGCAGACGAAGGAGCTCTCGGAGCGTGTGGACCTCTGCGACACTGTTCATATCTACTTCGAACCTCTGGGACTGACCGCAACAGCCAAGTGCATCGAGACCGTTTGGGACGTTCTGGGCGAGAGATATACTTCGACCTCGTTCGGAGATCCGAAGACGAACATCACGGACACGATTGTCGCAACGCAGAAGGCAGTCGAGGAAAAGCCGAGCGCAACGGAGATGGAACGAGCCATCAAGGAGACTTCCGACCTCATCACGGGCAACCTCGGCGGATATGTCATAAACGGACATGATTCTAACGGCGATGGATTCCCCGATGAAAACCTAATAATGAACACTACCGATATTGCGACTGCAACAAAGGTAATTCGCTCAAATTTGGGTGGCATCGGTTTTTCAAATGGGAACGGATATGCGGGACCATATCAGACTGCGATTACTTATTCGGGCATCGTGGCGGATGCCATAACAACGGGGACTCTGAACGCAAACCTCATCAAAGCAGGAGTGATTTCAGACGTTCAAGGCAATTCCACGATAGACATGACCAACGGCGAAGCCAAGATGAAGAACTTCAAGGCAGTTGAAGATTTTCAGCTCCTTGATGTAAATGACATTATCAGAGCGATTTTGGAATTCGGAATCGATGGCGCATCGTTCAAAATCAAGAACACAAGCGGAAATGCCATCATCACTCTTCAAGAGGATATTGCGAACGGTGGCGGTGTTTATTTACGCAACCCTTCGGGGGACTTCCGTGGTGCTTATATTGCAGGTACTAATGGCGGACTTCTTGAACTTTATGACATGAATGCAGACCGTTCCTTGACACTTTTCAATGGAGTAAACGGCGGTGGTCGAATCCATGCCTATGACAAAGGTTCGGGCGAAGCCGAGTTTCTTGTTTTGAACAAGGACGGGAATATGGCTGCCATTATGCAGTGTACCTCGGGAAGCGGAATGGGCGGACGTTTCGAGGCTGACTATAACGGTTCGGAAATGGCTACGATGAGAGCCAATTCAAACGGCGGTGTTATCGACATATATGACAGCACATATATGCAGATTCAACTTGTCGGA